TTTCTGGTCAAATTTATGATGCGGCTGGAAGTCCAATTACTTTTAGCAGCTCATATTACACAAGTGCTACTGGTGCAGTTTCTGGCACATCAGAAGAATGCAGTGATGGCTTTCTTATAAAATCTGGAACAGGAACGGGAACCGTAATGCCCGCAGTACCATCGGGTACAGATTTTACTTCTGATACATTTGTTATTGCTGGAGAGGATCTAGTTACTCACGGTCAGGCTTTACCGGGAGATTATCTGTGTGTAGATGGATATGCCTCAGGCTATGAGATTGAGTCCATTGCATCTGATGGTACAGATACTACGATTACCCTTACAGCTGATAGCGTAACTGGAGATACGGGTGGTGACCGAACTGATATAGATTGGGAAATTAGAGCAATTAACCTTCTTATAGATGATGAAAGCGTAGTGCATGATGCCGATGGCGTTCCAGCTACAGAGGGTAGCTTTACAAGCGGTGACGTAGGGAAGACTGTACTAATTTGCTCAGGTGATGCAGCAGGCCTATATACTGTGAGCGCACTAACTTCAACAAGAAGATTGAGACTGCACAAGCTAAATGATACAAGCACAGGCTTTCCTTTAATGGACGGAGTGGGCATAACTGGGCTTGCAGCTACAGGTTTAACATTCCATATGTTAGAAAACAATGGAATTCTACTGCTTGGCATCCAAGAAGGTGCTGTGGCCTTTGAGGCTGGAGATAAATTCTATGTAGATGTCGACTCCAGAGTCTTAGCTGCAGGTGATAATCTAGAGGCTAAGTATATTTACGAGGGAGATCTTAATGATCCACAGTTCTTTACAGAGGCCAATGACTTATTTGTAAAGCATGGAAGTCCCAGTGCAGATAATACGTTATCTCTTGGCGCTCAGATGGCAATGGAGAACGGAGCACCAGGCATTCTTGCTGTTCAGTGCAAGCCGCCGATTCCCAGACGAACAACGGTCACTCTTCTGGAGGAGAAGAACTCATCAGGAGTTGGAGGCTTCTCGGGTTGCGGAGATGACTGTCAAGTAGATGATTTAAGATTTACAATTCCAAGGCCAATTACTGGCTTGCGCAATGGTCGTCCAGATCCAGATACTAGAGTGAACATATTCTTTGTAAGAGACGGAAAAGATATACAGCTTTTTCCAAACAAGGTTGCTTTTTATAACTCTCAGCTTGAATCAGATATTGAGCAAGGAAATTGGATTAGCAGTTCCGATAATGCATTCTCATATACAATCGTTAATACAGAGTTTGACATCGTTGGATATGGAGATGAAGGCGAAATAGGCCAAGATGATGGTGGGGACTACTTTACCACGCCAGAGTTTGATTTTGATGGAGAGCATGCTTCTGATCATGTTATTGTAATCACAAGTCTGGAAGAATCCGGAGGGACCATCCATACTGGTGTAAACGAAATTTCTGGTGCATTATTTTCAGCTGTAGGCTCAGCTACAGTGGAGCTTCCGATATCATCTATTTCTGATGACTCAAAGGTATATGTAACAGTTCCTGGCGGAACATTTAATGGAACCACATTTGTTGATGTTCAATTCTTTATAAAGGATATATCTGATACAACAAATGTTGATGCGGCTCTCCTTCTTCATTCTGATCTAGTTTCAAGCGGAGCCTTAATGGAGGGCGACGGAGTTAAGATTTCTTATGTAGACGAAAATGATGCAGATTACTTTGATACCAATTGGTTTAATGCCCTTGAAGCTCTTGAGGCTGCTGAGGCTCAGATCATAGTTCCCCTTCCTTCGCAAGCAATTTCCTCAATCTTTAGAGCTACGGTAAGTCATTGCGAACTTATGAGTTCTATTGCTAACAGAAAGGAGAGAGTTGCATTTGTTGGGGCGCAATCTGGGGTTACGACAGCGGCCTTAATCGGAACAGAAGAAATAGCCGTAGAAGACATAGGAATCCTAGAGGGGGTCCAGGGTGATGATCCAGAAGAGGTTTTGGCTGGCAACGTAGAAGATCTTGTCAACTTTAAGCTTAGCGATAATTATACGAGCAACAGATGCGTTTATATGTATCCAGACTCTATAGTTAGAAATGTTAATGGAACGAACATTGCATTACACGGATTTTACATGGCAGCGGCTGCAGCCGGATATTTATCCGCAAGACAAAATGTTGCGATACCATTAACTCATAAGTCTTTATCAGGATTCTCATTAACCAGAGATAAGATCTTCAGGCAAGTAACTTTAAATAGCCTTGGAAATGTTGGAGCTACAGTCGTAACTCCGATCACAGGTGGCGGCAAAGTTCTGGCTGGGAGAACCACGAGTCAGTCCGGATATGTTGAAGACGAAGAAATTTCAATTATATTTATCAGAGATACAGTTAAGCGAGTATTGAGGAATTCGCTCAAGTCCTATATTGGTGGCGTTCAAAGTTCAGATACAAATAACTTGGTATCTGCAAGGGTTAGATCGATAATGTCTGCGCTTATAGCGCAAGGTTTAATTACAGCCTTTAAGAATATTAAGGTTGAGCAGGATAAGGTTGATCCAAGGCAAATTAATGTATATTTACAGTTCGCGCCCGCCTATCCTATTAATTATATCTTTATAGACATAGAGGTCGGAGTTATATAACTTAGGAGAAAATAATGGCAGACTATCCAAATACCGCTACTTTATTCGATAGCGCAGCAATTACTGGCGCAAAGACAAGAACTGGTCTTTCAACGCAGATTATTGTGTATGTTAATGGCGAACCGGTTGGAGCGATTCAGTCTCTTGCGGAGACTCAGACGAGAAATCTTAAGGAACTTTCGGAAGTTGGAACAGATGGTATAATTGAAATTGTCCCTTCGCAATCGTCAACATTTTCGTTGACTATCAATAGAATAGTATTCGACGGCCTTTCTCTGCCAGAGGCTTTCTCTAGAGGCTTTAGAAACATTCAAGCTCAGAGAATTCCATTTGAGATTAATGTTATAGATAAATTTACTGGAGATGATGATAACGCTGTAGTTACAACTTATCATAACTGTTGGTTTGCATCTTTGGGCAAAACATATGCATCTACAGATTATACAATTACAGAAAATGCCACAGTAAAGTGTGAGTTTGTATCCTCCACAAGAGCTGGTGAGGCCGTTTCAGAAAGTCAGGGCATACAGGGAGCTAGAGAAATTCCCGGCAGAGATACTGATGCGATTGAGCAGGCTGCTGATTCTGGCGATCGCAGAGGATCGCTGGACTTCCCAGGCTTAATTTCTGCAGCTTACTAGCATATCACAAAACAAGCTTATGCAAAACACCATCTTTTTAAGGTGGTGTTTTTCTTTTTTGCAAAGTAAAATAGAATTAAAAGCTTAAATTGCTTTTCCAACAGGAGTATGTATGCCTAAAAGAACTGCTAAATTTAATCGCTCGAAAACTTCAAGCAATGAAGAAGAAGCGAATATTGAAGAGATTGAACAAGATGAAGATGAGGATGAAGATGTGGGGCAAACTATGCTCGGCCTGGATAATTTAAAAGATTTAATCTTTCTTGGAAAGATTCGTCAAACTGTAGATATAGCTGGCTTTAAGTTTGTTGTATCTACATTGAATACGCAACAGCAACGAGAAATTATGCGAAACGTTATGAAGTTCGATCAAATGGATAGATTGCTCGATATAAAGCCCGTAACGGTATCGTATGTTATTGAAACTATTAATGGAGTCCCGCTGGAAGACTTGTGTGAAGATGAAGAGATAGAGGATTCTCTGGAGAAAAGAATTTCTGTCATAATGAATCTTCAGTCTGTTGTTATAGAGAAAATATATCGAGTTTACGAACAATTGGTTGAAGCTTCTAATAAGCAGGTGGGTTTAGAAGATTTAAAAAAATAATCGCGGAGCCTACTAGTAGGCTCCGTTGGGAATTATGCAAGATTTGGAGATGCTCTGTTGACGATAAGAGGTTCGAGAGCATGACTGGCCCTCAGTGGGGTTGGTACGCTCAAATGTTAAGACAAGATAAGCAAGAGGTTTATGATTATGATTTAGATTTATCAGAATACTTGGCTTCATTTTGGAACTCAGAGGCTGTTCAGAAGGTTAGGGAGGCAAGAGAATCGAGGAATGATGAAAGATTTGCTTCCGATGAAGAATTCGAGCGTCAAATTATTAATGAAGAGTTTAGAGATAGTCATGATTTGATTCGGTCTATAAAGGATAAGTATAAAAATACTAATTTAGATGATATTACTAGAGGCAGATCTAGAGATGCCAGAAAGGTAAGGATTCCAAAAGACATGTCAGGATTATTCAAAATGACTGGAGATAAATAATGGCAAGCCCTGATGACGTAACAAAATCTACGAAAGCGCTGTCCGATCAGCTTCAGGAAACAAGGGACGGCTTAGACGGTCTAGCTAAAGGTATTGGTGATTTGTTTGCAATGGGCACAGCAGCTAGGGGTCCAGGGGGTGTGTCTACAGCTTTTTCTGATTTAGCCGAAGCAACTGGTGCAGCAGGCAATGCGGTGGATCAAACCGCAAAAGGATTTGGAGCATTTGCAAGCAAGATACCGTATATCGGAGACGCACTTGATGGTATGGCAAATGCCGTAGGCGTAACCGCAGGCATGATTGGTAAAGCTGCAGAGGAAACAATTCTCTTTGGAAAAACTATTGTTAATGCATTAGATGAACCAACAAAGCAAATAAGGGCTTTTGATAATGAAATTTTTCAAACGGGGAAAACGTTTGGCGGAACGATTGAAGAGTCAAGGAAGTTTGCAGATTCATTAAAAAAAGAAACAGTAAGCGACTTTGCGCAAAGCATGCATATGACCGCAAGAGAAATGGGCGATTTTGTAGCAGCAACAAGCCAGACAAGTTT